GGGGGCTAACCTTCAAGAGTGACATTTCGTCTCTCTGGGCTGCCGTAGCAGGCAGTTTCCTCTAGCAATGGAACGGACGCGAGTCCGCCACCCTGAAGAAAGGGCCTTCGTAGTGCCAAAGACGACACTGGACGACCATCGCTTGCATATGTCTACACGTAACGTGCGGATTTTTAATGCAGCTGGTGTGCAGACGTCGAATACGAGTACCGATTACCTCGTGAACAACGAGGACCGGTCCCGCTCGACTGTCAACACACCGGGTTTTAGAAATAAAACCCATGGCCGTCGGGAAGACCTCCCGATGAACCCCTTCAGTTACACCGAAGAGGTTGTTCAGCACCCATACGGTCAAATAGTCTCCACTTCTACCACGGGGCAGATGATTGTTTCTGGTCATCTGTTTCCGGGAGGTGGCGGGGTGAATTTCGAGCCCCGAGGAATTTCTTCCTCAGACCGTACCCGTATAGCCAACGAGGCTCAACTAGCCTCTCTGCTTGACCTGAAAGGTCAAAAAGTTAACGTTGGCGTCACTTTGGCGGAGCGTAGAGAAACGTCTAAGCTCATCTTGGGCGCTGCAAAGCGCATTGCCGACAGTTCCCGCGCTTTCAAACGCGGAGATTTCGCTGGGGGGTTTCGACTCCTTGGTGATGAACAGTGGGCGACCAAGCAAGCTGGTCGTGTCAAACGCTACCAGAAGGGTAGGCCTTCGGCTTCTGCCGAAGTCCTAGCTATGCAGTTAGGTTGGAAACCGTTAATCGGCGATGTTTACAACTATGCCGAGCTGCTCGCTGAAAACGCGAACAGACCCGTCCGAATGCGCGTATCTACTTCGCGCACACACCGTTGGTCTGGTGTATACGGACCTCCCGATTATTGGGAAGGCGTCGATGCAAATCGACGTGAGCACGGTTCTTACACGGTAAAACACGTATATGTGTTCTCCGACTCCCCAGGTCTAGTACATGACCTCGCGTCAATGGGTGTGACTAACCCGTTGTCGTGGGCTTGGGAGTTAACTGCATTGTCCTTCGTAGCAGATTGGTTCCTCCGCATCGGTGATTTTATCGATGCGTTGGATGCCACTCTCGGTCTGTCCTTCGAAAAGGGTTGCACTACGACCTTTGAGAAGTGGACCGTGCGATATTCTGCACGAGGTTCGTACGCCTATGGGGGTACTTCGACAACTGTCAATGGCAATGCGTTCAAAAGACGTGTTGTCTGCCAGAGAGCCGTTGCTACAGGCTTTCCTGGTATACCCCCGATCGTTCTTGGATCGGGTCTTGGCTTTAGTCGCGGTATTACCGCTGGCGCCCTCCTTAGACAATACTTCAAGAGGTAAATATGCCCGCACGTGCAAATGCAGTGCTTGCTGACGGTGAGTCAACACCCGTCAACCACACGTTCGTTCCTGATGGCGACGTGGCAGCTGGCTGGAATCGCTATATCAACGCGAATTCGGCCGTGCCTGCTGCTTCTGAGCTACTTTACATTCAGCACGTTCGTTCTGGATCGAAGCCGGAGGAGTACTCTACCCCCAGCAAGAAGGTCCAGCCGAACAAGTGGCTCATGAAGATCCTGTACCCCTCCACCTACGTGGACTCAACGACTGGTCTGACGCTCGTCGATTTCATTGACGAGCACATCTACACGTCGCTGTGTCACCCGCGCTCTAGCCAGCAACGGCGAAAGAACGGGCGGACAATGATTGCCAACGGCCTCGCGGTCTTTGGCGTCGCAGTCCACGATCCTTTCCTCCAGATTTTCTAGTCAGGTAGCAATGCCTGATCAAGAGGAACGGGCGGTCCAAGACTCCGTGCAGCTATGTCTGCTGTACGGAGGTAGCGTCGTTGCAACTTACGAGTTCTCCGAACTCGGCGACGCTAACGCGTTCATCGTGAAGATGGCCGCGTTGCAACAGGCCTCTGGTGCACGTATTACTTCTAACGTGCAGGTCTGCGTCTCGCAGGCCAAACCAGTGTAGCCTTCTTGGCTCAATTTGAGGGAGATCCTAATGCGTATGCAGAAGGGACGCGCTAGTAAACGTGCGTCAAGGTACAGCGTCAGCCGCCAGGTAACTGAGCGGACGATAGAGAAGTTCTTCAGCGGGCTTGACTGTCCGCGGGCCCTGACTGCTCACCTGCTTTACAAATACGGTGAGCACCAGCAGCTTGCAGATTTGTCTTGGAGCCCAAACGCATACCGTGATGCATGGTGTGCGCGCAATGCCTACTTAGCGACTGAGTTTCTGTCGAAATCGAAGTTTCTCAAACTCGACGTAGACCCGGAGGCCGTCGCTATGGATGCGTTTCGGGACACTGAAGCGCATTGCAGGCAGGTTAACCGACGTTTCAACAATCTAGCATTGGACCCGAAATTCACGGGGCCCAACGTTTGGCTGCTAAACGCAGCAAAGCGGAAAGTTGCTATGCTGTTGTGCGAGGACAATACCTCGACGTCGTTCGACCCTGAAGAATGGATCGATTCGTGTGGGTGGGGGCCAGGAACAACGGTTCGCGTTTCTGGCAGTAGTACAAACCCCGCTTACAAGTTCCAACATGACGTTGGGATGACGAAAGATTGTTACACTCTAGTCAGTCCTTTGTTTTCCGCTGCGTTCCCCCGGTGGGGAGAACACCTGCGAACGCTGTACCCCACATGGGGTCGCGGGTTATTAGACGCGTGGCTAGAAAGCGGCCGGAACGACGTCCTGAAAAGGGCTAAGCACGGTTACTTTGACGCAGGAAACATTATACTGGCTGTTCCGAAGAAGGCTAAGACGCACCGAATCATCTCCAAAGAACCTGGGCTGAATTGTTTCTTCCAGCTTGGGGTCGGAGCGATGATACGTCGGCGTCTTCAACGGAATAACTTCGACCTGCGCGATCAGTCGCGCAATCAGCGCTTGTCGTTCCAAGCTAGCCTGGGAAACCAGCTGGCGACGGTTGACAAGAAGGATGCATCCGGATGTATCGCAACCGCGGTCGTCCGGGAGCTCTTGCCTGACCGGTGGTTTTCGGTCATGGATTCGCTGAGGTCGAGGTGTGGCACGTATCGCCGAAGAGGTTCGAGTAGTTCAGAAACGTTCTACTTCGAGAAGTTCTCCTCTATGGGAAATGGTTTTACTTTCCCTCTGCAGTCCCTGCTGTTCGCGGCAGCCGCTCTGGCTGTTTGCGAGTACGTTAGGGCGCCGACACACAATGTTGGTGTTTATGGTGACGACGTCATCATTCCTACTGCAGCGTACGATACGTATGTCGAGTTTTGCGAGTTCCTGGGCTTCCGGATAAACCGCCAGAAGAGTTTCTCTGACGGCCCATTCCGGGAATCTTGCGGCTCGCACTACTACGACGGCGCCGACCTTAAGCCTCTGTACCTAAAAGAGAGACTAAGTGATTTCTCTGCAATATTTCGACTCGCAAATGGTGTTAAACGACTGGCAAGCCGTAATAGCTTGTTTGGCGTTGATAGCCGTTTTCTTCCTGTGTGGCTTTATCTGCGGGATCGCGTGCCGAAGAAATACCGGTTCGCTATCCCCGAGGGTTACGGTGATGGGGGGTTCGTCATTGACTTTGACGAGTGTACCCCCTGCACCAACCTCGCATCACAGGAGCGCAATGTCGACGGGCAGTACCAAGGGATCGAAGGATTCCGCGGACTTGCCCTTGTAGAGAAGCCAGTCATGTATAGCACGTACGGGCGAGGATTACTAATCGCCCGACTACATGACGTCCTCCGTAACCACTACGGAGTTAGCGATGACGACGAAATTCGGATCCTTTCCGGGTCCGGAAACAACGTCGCTCGCCGGCGCGCCACTAGGACACAAGTTGCTATGTGTCACTACCCAGAGTGGTACAATCTGGGCCCATGGACTAAGTTCACTGGGTCTTTATTTCTCCGTGCTAGCTCTGCTTAGCGCGAGGTGGTTGGGCTGAGAGACTTTTCTTCTCTAC